CATATGCAGTTATTGATAGTGGATACAAATACATGTACGACAAATACAACGGCGTATATAGATATGTTCCATTAAACGGTGACATTGCTGGACTTTGTGCTAGAACAGACGCAGTTGCTGATAGTTGGTTCTCACCGGCTGGGTTTACAAGAGGTCAGATTAGAGGTGCAGTTAAACTTGCCTTTGATCCTAACCAAGCGCAAAGAGACGACTTATACAAAGCAAGAGTAAATCCTGTGGTAACATTCCCAGGACAAGGTACTGTATTGTTTGGTGATAAGACAGCTCAAGCGAAACCTAGTGCTTTTGACAGAATAAATGTTAGAAGATTGTTCATAACTATGGAAAAGGCAATATCAACTGCTGCTAAATTCCAACTCTTTGAGTTCAATGATGAATTTACAAGAGCGAATTTCAGAAACTTGATAGAACCATTCCTTAGAGACGTACAAGGTAGACGTGGTATCACAGACTTTAAAGTAGTGTGTGATGAAACAAACAATGTAAGTGCAGTTATAGATAGAAACGAATTTGTTGCAGACATATTTGTCAAACCAAATCGTTCTATTAACTTCATCAAACTTAACTTCGTAGCTACAAGAACAGGCGTTGCCTTTTCTGAAGTAGCAGGCGCATAGAGAGGAAATAAAAAATGGCAAACGTATCAGACTTTATCTCCAAACTTAAAGGCGGCGGAGCTAGACAAAATCAGTTTAAGGTTACAATGCCTTTCCCTGGTTTTGCTGCTGTTGGTGGCGAAACTGAGAACATGTCGTTCTTATGTTCTGCTACTCAACTTCCAAGTTCTGAGTTAGGAGAATTAACTGTAAACTTTAGAGGTAGACCAATACATATGGCTGGTGATAGAACATTCCAAACTTGGAGTACAACTATTATCAACGATACTTCTTTTGATATCAGAAATGCTATTGAAAGATGGTCAAATGGTATTAACAACCATAGTGACAACGAAGGTTTAAACAACCCTACTGATTATCAAGTGGACGCATTTATCGACCACTTAGATAGAAATGGTAATACAATCAAATCGTACACATTTAGAGGATTATTTCCTTTAACAATAGGTACAGTTGATTTGAACTATGATCCAGTAAGTGCGTTAGAGACTTTTGAATGTACATGGAGATACCAATACTGGGAAAGTAACACTACAACGTAATGTTGTGAATTTATAGCGGTCTCCGGGCCGCTATAAATAGAAATAAAAGATAATGAAAAGGAGAATGTAGTGGCAGAATTTTTTGGCTTTGAAATCAAAAGAGCAAGCACCAAAACAACTAGTCAAACGTTTACAGCACCATCAGCTGATGATGGCGTTCAAACGATTATGGGTGGTGGACATTATGGTACTTACTTAGATATTGAAGGAAAAGTAAACAACGAAGCAGATTTAATTAGAAGGTATAGAGAGGTTGCTATGCAACCTGAGTGTGACCAAGCGATTGAAGATGTTATCAATGAAGGTATAGTAATTGATGACAATAGAGAAACAATCAGACTGAACATGCATACAGTACCTTTCTCAACAGGTATAAAAAAGAAGATAGAAGAAGAATTTAATAATATTATTTCGTTATTGGAATTTGAACAAAAAGGACATGACATATTTCGTAGATGGTATGTTGATGGTAGAATAGTATATCATAAGATAATAGACCCTAAAAATATAAAAGGTGGTATTACTGAATTAAGATATATTGATCCTAGAAAAATTAAGAAAGTTCGTAAACCTAAGAAGACTGAGGGCGAACAAAGTTTTAAACCTAAAGACCAAAACGCACCACCAGTTGTAGATTTTGAAGAATTTTATATTTACAATGAGAAAGGTGTACAACCAGGAGCAAGTTCAACACAAGGTTTAGCAATTAGTAAAGATAGTATTGCTTTCTGTCCGTCAGGAATGATTGACCAACAAAGAAACATGATACTATCACATTTACATAAGGCAATTAAACCTGTCAATCAATTAAGAATGATTGAAGATAGTATTGTTATATACAGAATATCCAGAGCGCCTGAAAGAAGAATATTTTACATTGATGTAGGTAACTTACCAAAAGCAAAAGCAGAGCAATATCTAAAAGATGTAATGAACAGATATAGAAACAAACTTGTCTATGACGCAAGTACAGGTGAAATAAGAGACGATAGACAATACATGTCTATGTTAGAAGACTTTTGGTTACCAAGACGAGAAGGTGGTAGAGGTACAGAAATTACTACACTACCAGGTGGTTCTAACTTAGGTGAAGTAGAAGATATCAAATACTTTCAAAAGAAACTTTACAAGTCATTAAACGTTCCTGTATCCAGATTAGAAGCTGAAGGTAGTTTTAATATGGGTAGAGCAACTGAGATTAATAGAGACGAGTTAAAGTTTAGTAAATTTGTTGATAGACTAAGAACAAGATTTAATGCTTTATTCCATGATTTATTGAAAACACAATTAATACTAAAAGGTATTGTTACAATAGAAGATTGGGAAAACAGTTTAGCAAGAACAATCAGATACAACTATGTAAATGACGGTTACTATGCTGAAATAAAAGAAGCAGAAATGTTAAAAGAAAGAATGGAAATTTATCGTAACTTGAAAGATAGTGAATTGATAGGTAACGTTTATTCTAAAGAGTGGGCAATGAAGAATGTTTTAAAAATGACTGACATTGACATTGACGAAGAAAAATCTAAAATAGAAAAAGAAAAGGAGGCGGAAGCGCCACCAGAAGGAGAAGATGATGACACAGGACAATTCTAACCCAACAAGAGATATGATTGACGCTTTGCAAAAAGGCGATAACTTAGGTGCTGAAACGGCATTTAAATCTGCTTTATCAAATAAAGTAGGTACTGAGTTAGATGACAAACGTAAAGACGTTGCGTCAACAATTATGGCAAAAGAACCGGAAACAAACAATGATAACGCTGAACAATCTACGGAAATTGACGACTGAAAAAAACGAACATAAACGTTCACTAGTCTATAAGAAATTAGCGCCAAAATCAAAAGAGGCGGTAGATGACGTATATACTCAGCTTGAAAAGAAACCGGGACAAGTGTTAATGAATTTTAGTAAAGTTATGAATGACGTTACTAAGAAGTATAAAGTACAAAGAAAAGATATCGAAGCCTATTTTAAAAAAGAAACTGGCATAACCATATAAACAAAAAGGAGTAGAAATGGCGGTAGTAAACAAAAGAACATTAGTGGATAGTGGTACTAGACATGTAGTAATGTTTGAAATTAACAATGCAACAAATGACGCAGTACAAGTAATTGACGCTTCAGCATTGACAGGACATGTTTCAAACCCTACACTAGACATTAGTTCTATTAAATGGAATACAACAGCTGCGACAAGCGACGTTGCAATGGAATTTGACGCAGGCACAGATAGTCATGCTATATCACTACATGGTAGTGGCGAGTATGGGTATCATGGTAAACAACCAAACATATCAAACCCAGAAGCAACAGGTGTAACTGGTGATATTGTTATTACAAATGCGAGTGCTGTAACAGGTACTTTTATTTTAGAAGTTAAAAAGACTAAAGGTTATACTGCCTCAGGACAGACTAGATAATGGCTGATACAGTATCAACTCAAACTATAACAGACGTTGCAGGTTCTAAAACTGTAATGAAGTTTACGAACAAATCTGATGGTACAGGAGAGAGTTTAGTAGAGAAGATGACGAGTGCAAATTTAAATCACTTGTCAACTTCTACTAAAATTGCTAGAGTGATTTATAGTGTAAACACTACGGACCCTAAGGGGTCCGTAGAAATCCTATTTGAAGGAACTACTAACGCAACGGCGCTGTTTTTATCTGGTCAAGGCACGATAGATTTACAGACGCCGGCAATACAAATAGCTAACAATGCAGGTACTCCTACAGGTGATATTCTGTTCTCTACGCACAATTTCGTAAACGGAGACAGTTATTCTATCATTTTAGAGGTACGATAACATAAATAGGACTAAAGGAATAAACATATGAAACTAATTACAGAGGAACTTACTGACGTTAAATTGCTTGCAGAAGCAGATGAAAACGGCAAAAAGTCACACAAAATAAAGGGGATATTCATGCAGGCGAATATTAAGAACCGTAATGGTCGTGTTTATCCTATGGAAGTTTTAGAAAACGAAGTAAACAGATATAGAAAAGAATTTATCAATAAAAAGAGAGCATTTGGTGAGTTAGGACATCCTGACGGACCAACTGTAAACTTAGAGAGAGTGTCACACTTAATTACATCATTAGAAGGCGACGGCAAAGGTAACTACATTGGCGAAGCAAAAGTGACTGATACACCTTATGGTAAGATTGTGAAGTCTTTGATAGACGAAGGCGCACAACTAGGAGTTTCATCAAGGGGCATGGGTTCTTTGGAGAATAAAGGCGGTACTAACTATGTAAAATCAGACTTTTACTTAGCAACTGCTGCCGACATTGTAGCAGACCCATCTGCTCCATCAGCATTTGTACAAGGTGTTATGGAAGGTAAAGAGTGGGTATGGGACAATGGTATCGTTAAAGAAAAAGATATTTCTGAGATACAACAAGAGATTGAAGCTGCTCGTAGTTTTGAGTTAGCTGAAAAACAAACTGCTGCTTTTGAAAAATTTATGCGAAAAGTCGCAAAATAATAAATAGTAGTACGCAAATTAATTAATTAATTTTGACTTATAGGAGAGTTAAAAATGGAAGAAAATAAAACAATCGTTTCTGAAGCTCCTAAGGGTGCAGACGCTCCAAAAGCAGGCGCAGGTAAAGCTGAGCCAATGCAGAAAATGGGTGATTTTGAAGATGGCGGAAAAGCAGTGACTTCTCCAACAGAC